CTTTCGATGCATACATGACCACTAGAGCAATTATTAGATTACTCTTAGGTTTATCTCGAATATACTTTTTATTCAGATAAGACAAATAACTCATCTTTATAGTATCTTATTAGGATACTTCGTAAAGGGGTTATTAGCTTAGGAATGGCTTTAGTTATCACAGTGTAATTTCTATCTGTTAACAGTTTAGAAACGTCCACTGCACGTACAACTTTATAGTACTCTAACATTTCGTGAGTATCCATAAGTTCCACGTCAAACCCTGCGCTATAATCAAAAATAAGGCGCTCACTTTTCTTGTTGACAAAGTGATCTACAACATAGTAGAAAGGATGTAGCTTAAACAGCTCGCTATCTTGAAAGGTAGCTACGCCATTTGAGTCTACGATAACTAAAGGTTCAAATTCGTACTTAGCTTCTAATTTTCTTATTAACATTGAAGCTACGTGACTAAACCTGATAATACCGCTCTCATACGCCAAGTGAATGCAACCTCTGAAAGAGGCTTTCGCCAACTTTGATTGATTACATGAAAGGGTGGGTAAGTTGATTGTCATTAGAACCGTATTGATTAGTTCTAAATCACCAACGTGACCATCCAATCGATCGAACAAGGCACATGATAACTTTATTTTACTATGCACCGTATCCAGATATTTACGTTTAAATCTGTTTAGGCGCTTAGTTATATAGAAGTCATGCAGCACTAAATCACAAGGCAACACAGGGATCCATCCCCGGTTAAGGTAAGTTTTGAAGAGTACAACAAAGCTATAAAAGCTCGAAGTCTCACTAAACAAAGCCTTAATCGAAAATGGAGTGACCTCTTTCCCGCAAAAATAAAAACGTTTTGCGAATTCCACGAAATAATTTGATACGTGAGATTTTGGAGCTGAAATTTCTACTCCAAGGACTTTGGTCATTATTTCTAAGTATTGCTCTGCGATATCTTTATCCCAAATAACTATGTCATCACCCAATAACTTATATTTAGCTGTAAACCATGACTTGTTCAAGGTCACGCAGCAAACATAGAGTATAAAGTGGTGGCAAATGGTGAATGTGTTCCAACTCGAGTATAGTCCCATGGGATTGCCAACTGCATAAGTAATACGCAGAGGTTCTCCTTTAGGTGTTCTAAACAAGAAGGGATATCCAACCATAATGTTATACCATAATTCCGCTTTTGACGAACCGTAAAGCAATGAAACGAATTCCTTTTGAATTTTTATTGGAAAACGATCAGTTGCCGATGATAAGTCATAACAGAAGAATGTACATTTACCATCAGAAGGTAAACTACCGAGACCTTCACTTTGTGAGAAAGTTTGATCTTGATTGATTAAACGAAGTATCCGATTGAACGAATCGTGCACTGGTTTAAGACAAGTTTGCGACCAATAATCACTAATGGCCACAATACGAGTCTTACCTTCAGAGTCTCTTAGTGCTGATAATCTCCTAAATGGCTGATTACCTTCACAGGACTGATTAAAGTCTTTTGAGAGACAGTAGATGTTAGAATAAAGATCATCCATCCTAGATCTAAGACTTGGACCTCCGAACTCAGAAATTTGTTCGAAGAGTTCACCAGGCAAGCTATTCAAGTCTGAAAGACAAGATAGCAAAGCTTGATTCCCACTAGGTCCATTCTTAGTGCTTATATGAAACTCTTCCCAAACTGGAAACTCAAAAAGACGGTTCCCTTTACCGTGTTTACGTTCAGCCAA